CAAGATCATAACCATTAGAATAATATACCATGGTACTAGCTGCAGTTAATGTAATACCATAACCACCGGTCTGTGTCGTACCAATAAAGAATCTTACTGGGGAATCAGGGTCCTGGAATTTTTTGATATTATCTTGACGGTCTTTCATAGGAGTCAATCCGTAATAATCTACAAAACTATTTGCGCCATATTTTTTAGATATCTCCTTGATTATCCTACTAACATCTCTTTGCCAGTGAGCCCATATAACAATCTTACCTTCTACTTCTTCTAATACATTCATTAGTTCTGGTAATCTATTAGAGGCTAAGTCTTTTATGGTACCATCATCAGCAGTAAAGTGGCCACAAGTGATTTGCTGTAATCTCATTAATTGAGTCATAACTGTAGCAGTAGTCATTAACTTACCATCCATTTGTGCAAGCGCTAACTGAGACATTTGTTTATAAAGTTTTTTCTGTTCATCACTTAAAGTAACTAAACGTTTAATAAAAGTTTTAGGGGGTAGATCTAAACAATCATCTTTCAATACTCTATAAGAGAACTCTTTTAATTTTTCAGATAGTTCTGGAAGATGTTGATAGCCAGTTACAATCTGTACAGACTTACCACCAAAATTAGCTGTCTTCATAACAGCATATCTTGTTCTAAAAGTATAATAAGAAGAGTGGCCCAATAATTCTTTTTTAAGAAACTCACATTGTTTATATAAATCTAATGGTGATTTAGTAACTGGAGATCCAGTAAGTATTCTTTTATATGAAGCATGTTCAGCAAGAGAACATATATGTTTAGTTCTTTTAGCATCTGGATTTTTTATAGTAGTGGACTCATCTATAGCCATCATAGTTCTATGGCATCTTAAAAACTTAGCTGCAAACTCAACACCTTTTGCAGTAGAAAATGCTTCTACATTCATCATAAGAATATGTAAGTCTTCACCTGGTTTAAATAAAGAATCTAATTCTGACTGTTGTTTTTTATTAGGTAGTGCGTGCCACAACACAGAATTTTTTTCTATGTGATCTGGCAAGTGTGTAGGAATTTCTCCTTCGTACCAGTTTTTATAAACACCTTTAGGTGCAATAATTAATACACCATTAATTTTTCCTGCATCATATAACATAGCAATGTTATCAATCAGCACTTTTGATTTACCAGTACCCATTTCCATAAAATATGCAAAGTATGGTTTTTCCCATGAAAGTTCTAACGCTTTTATTTGATGCGCATATGGCTTAGTCTTAAATTTATAATTCATAATTATTTTCTTCTTTCTAGTTGACATATTGTATAGAACATCCTATATAGATTGTCAATGACAGAAAGCAAAAAAATAGTATACGTAATTCAAGAATTACCAGGTACAAAAATAGGTGCTCCTAAAATTAATATTATGAGTGCGAGTAAGTATGGTGAGTTTAAATTTTTACTTCCAGAATTTTCGCAAATAATATTTTCACCAGGACCATTAATTTTTAAACTTAGAAATTTACTTAAGGATTACACTCCAGAAGATTATTTATTACTTACAGGAGATCCTGCAATTATAGGTGTAGCTTGTTCTATTGTTTCTGACATGACTAACGGAAGATACAATCTATTAAAATGGGACAAGCAAGATAGAATGTATTATCCAATTTCAATTAACTTACACGAGAAAGGAAAAGTACAAGATGAGTAATATAAATTTTGAACAAGACAGAAGAGAAGATCTTGATTCAGTAAATGAAGCCGGTAGTTTGGCTGAACAAGTAGTAAAACTACAAGAGTTAGAGGAAGACTTTTTAAAAAAAGAAGATGAATTAAAAGAATTAAAAAGAAAGGTAGATTTAATTTCTTCAGAAGTCATACCGACTATGATGCAAGAAATGAATATCTCTACATTAAAATTAGCAGATGGGACTTCAGTAGAAGTTAAACCCGTCTACGGTGCATCGATACCCGCAGATAAAAAGGGGGATGCATATACATGGCTTCGTGAGAACGGACTAGGTGATCTTATCAAAAATGAGATAACCGTTGCTTTTGGACGTTCCGAAGATAACAAGGCACAGCAATATGCTGTCCTTGCGCAAGGTCAAGGTTATGAACCAGTCCAAAAACTAAAGGTTGAACCTATGACACTTAAAGCACTGGTCAGAGAGCGTGTTGAAAATGGACTCGACATGCCTTCTGACTTATTTAACTTGTTCACAAGCAACAGAACAAAAATAACAAGGAACAAATAATCATGAATGAAGTAACGAAAAAGACGGCCGCAGGTCTTCCAGCAGAGAGTATGTTTGAAGATGATGCATCACAAGGATTAGGTAACATAAGTCAACAAGACTTAGCACTACCTTTTCTTAAAATCCTAGGACAGTTATCACCTGAAGTAAATAAGAGGGATGGTAAACATGTTGAAGGAGCAGAACCTGGAATGATTTTCAATTCAGTGACGGGTGATTTATATGATGGCGTAAAAGGAATAGATGTTGTTCCTGCTTTCTATAAATTAGAGTACGTTGAATGGAAAGATAGAGGAGAAGGACCTGGTGCACCAGTAATGGTACACGATTCTTCATCTGATATCATGTCACAAACAAAACCAGATGCTAGTTATAAAGATAGATTACCTAACGGTAACTATGTTGAAAAAACTGCATCACACTTTGTGATAATTCAAGGGGACAGTCCACAAACAGCTTTGATTTCTATGAAGTCTACTCAATTAAAAATTAGTAGAAAATGGAACTCAATGATGTCCGGTATCAAACTAAAAGGTAAAAACGGTTTATATACACCGGCATCTTTTAGCCACATTTACAAACTAAAGACTACTCAAATGTCTAATGATAAAGGCACTTGGTTTGGTTGGGAAGTTAGTAAAGTCGGTCCTATAACTGACGCGAGTACGTATCAACAAGCAAAGTCTTTCTCAGAAAGCATCTCTAAAGGTGCTGTGAAAGCTAAACATGTTGAACCGAAAGTAGCAGAGAAAACAAGTATTATATAATCCCTTAGGGGTATGTGTACACAGTGTGGACCGAGAGGGAGACTAATCGGTCCACTTAGACAGGATAGATATGATTAAAAGATATATAAAAATATTTGATGGACATAGAAAAGCTTATGGTACAGCTAAGCTTAAATATGCTAAAGTTGACCCAGATAAAGGCGGTAAGCTAGTAATCCCTGACGGTGATTATGGCTGGACTCATAAAGAACTTACAGAAGAAGTTTATCAAAAACATTTAGATGGTGTTTTATCTATTGGGGTTCAACCCTGTAATGAAGACTCACAAGCAAAATTTGGTGTCATAGATATTGATCCAAAGGATTACGTAGATTTTGATAGAAGATATATCATTGAAAAAATTCAAGAATACAAACTACCTTTAATACCTGTTCTATCTAAAAGTGGTGGGTTGCATTTATATTTGTTTATTAATGAATTTATATTGGCAACAGTAATAGTTTCTTTTTTAAGTAACTTACTTTCACTATTTAAACTAAAATCAAATAATGAGATATTTCCTAAGCAGACACAACTAACAAAGGATCCGGAAACAGGGAACGTAGGTCCAGGTCAATTTATAAATCTACCTTATTTTAAAAAGTCTGAGAGGTTAGCAATAAATTTAGATGGTACAACATTTACATTTGAACAATTTCTTGACGTTGCAGAAGCTAATATAGTTAGTGCAGAAGATTTAAAAAAAATAACAGAAAGTATAGAACAAAAAGATTTAGAAGGTGTTGATGCAGATTTTAATGATGGTCCTCCTTGTTTAGCTCATCTTAGTAAGATAATGAAGAATCCAGGTTTTGATGGTAAGGACAGATTTATGTATAATTATCATGTATTTGTGAAGATGAAGTATGGTGCAGACAACTGGCAACAGAAGGTAATGAATGCACCTGTTAAATATTTTGAACCCGTACATGCAAACGCTTGGACAGAAAAAACTTTAAATTCTAAAGTTAGATCATGGGCTAAGTCTGAAAAAGGTTATACTTGTACACAGAGTCCTCTTAATGATTATTGCAAAAAAGGTATATGCGTTAAAAAAAAATATGGTATCCTTGCAGGATCAAAAGGATCTTATCCAGTATTATCTAATCTAAGAAAAATAGATATTGAACCAGAACCAGAATATGAATTTGATGTAACTAAACCAGATGGTATAGGAAAAGCATCTGTATATTGTAAATCAATTGAACATGTTACAGATCAACGTAAACGTAGAAATTCCATAGCAAGAGCTGCAGGGTTTCCACCACCAATTATAAAAGCACCAGAAGATCAACTTATTTTAGAGGCTCTTTTCAGTACACAAAAAGTAGTGAACCCTCCTATTGGTACTTCACCTAAAGAAAAATTACATGATGTATTACATGCAAAAATTAATGGACCTAAAGCTATGAACGATGCTGCATTTAAATCCGGTACAGTATTAATTGAAGAAGGAAGAGCTTATTTTAAATTTGATAAATTTTACGACAAGCTTAGATCTAAAAATTGGAAACACTCTGAAGATAAAACGGGTGTTATGATGAGTACCAACTACAAAGAATGTGGTTTAGAATTTATTGAACAGAAAAGATTCCCTACCAAAGAGAAGGGAAAATATAATACACCTACAAAGAATGTAGTTTCAATAAGCATAAAAAACTTTGAAGATGTAAAAATTAACCATACGGTCATGAAACACAATACGGAGATAATGTAATGAGTGTTAGAAAAATACTCGGGCCTCCGGGAACAGGGAAAACAACTAGACTAATAAACTATGTAAAAACTTTAGTTAAGTTTGGGACACCAATAGATAAAATTGGATACTTTGCTTTTACCAAAAAAGCTGCTGATGAAGCAATAGATAGAACTTTAGGTCTGTATCCCGATTATCGTCAAAAAGATTTAAAATATTTTAGAACTTTACATTCACTAGCTTTTACAGAATTAGGTATGAAAAAAAGTAATGTAATGCAGGACGAACACTACGAAGACATAGGCCGTAAACTTGGAATAGAGGTTACAGTATATTCTAATGGAGAAGATAAGACTGGGTTTGTAGATTCGGATAGTGAATACTTTAACATCATAAATGCAGCAAGAATCAAAGAAATATCAATTGAAGATGAATATAACTCAGACATGTATTCACAAGATATAGACAAGCATCAACTACAAATTTTAAAAGATGAGGTAGATAACTACAAAAAAGCCTATGGTTTAGTGGATTTTACGGATATGATTGAGAAATTTAATGTGGCAGAATTGTGTCCAAAATATGACGTAGTATTTATTGATGAAGCACAGGACTTATCTCCAATACAATGGAGAATGTATGACATACTTAAGAAAAACTCTAAACATATTATACTAGCCGGTGATGACGATCAAGCCATATATGGTTGGGCAGGAGCAGACGTTAAACGATTTCAAAGTGAGCCTGCTAAAGACATTGTTTTGCCACAATCTTACAGAGTACCGGAAGCTGTCCAAGAAATAGCAAATTGTATTTTAAATAGAATACCAGACCACAGAAGAATTAAAAAAAACTGGAAAGCAAGAGAAGATGTTTTACTTCCAATAATACAGCGCGTGACTTCAATAGAAGACGTACCTTTACATTTTGGTGATTGGTTAATACTTGCAAGAACTAATTATAAACTTAAAAAGTTAGGACCCATATTAAAAGAAATGGGGATATACTTTGAAATAAAAGATAGAAAAAGTTACAGGACTCGACTGTACAAGTCAATAAAAGATTACACACGTTGGACCAATGGGGACAAATTATCAATATCGGAATGTAAAGATTTATTTGAATTCTTAGAATTAGATAAAGAATTAACGGAAGAACGTATGTATGATTTAAAAGAATTTGGTTATGCTTTTACAGACCATTGGTATGAAGTATTTAAAGCAGACCCAGAAGAATGTTTATACATCAGAGAAATGATGCGTAACAATGAAAAATTATCTGAAGACCCTAGAGTTAAGTTATCTACTATGCATGCAGCTAAGGGTGGTGAAGCAAATAATGTTTTAATTATTTTAGATAATACAAAAAAAATAAGAGAAGCTATAGAAAGAAGTATAGATAAACAAGATGAGGAACATAGGGTTTGGTATGTTGGAGTAACAAGAACCAAACAAAATTTATATATAATGGAAGCAATAAAGGAGGAGAAAGGTTATGACATCTAAAAAAGAAAATCCATATTTAAAACAAATTTCAGGTACGCATTACATGTACATGAAAATACAGCCAGCAGAATTTGTAAACAAAAACAAATTGCTTTTTGCAGAAGGAAACGCTATAAAGTATATATGCAGACACTCGCAGAAAGGCGGAGTAGAAGACATCGATAAAGCAATACATTATTTAGAAATGATAAAACAAAGGGACTATGGAACCAAATAATCATATACCATTTTACATGGGGCTATTTACATGCCTATTGATTTTTTGCTACCTAACATTATGAATGAGTTTTTAAAAGTAAGATTAAGACTAACAGCGGCTCTTGAAAAAATAGATAAAATTTATAGAGAGAACCAAGTTATGAAAAGAAGGTTACTTAAATACGAAAAACCAGGAATGCTTTATTACAACAACAAAAAAGGTTTAAATGAAAATACCAGTATTTAGTGCACAAACAGAGTGGGTGATACCTACAGAGTTTCCAGACCTTAGACAGGTTGATGAAATTGCAATTGACTTAGAGACAAGAGACCCAGACTTAATTAAAAAAGGATCTGGAGCAATCATTGGTAATGGAGAAGTTATAGGAATAGCTGTAGCAACTGCTCATTACAAAGGATACTTTCCAATCAATCACCACGGTGGTGGTAACATGGACCGTAAGAAAGTATTAGAATGGTTTCAAGATATTTTAAAAACAGATTCTACAAAAATATTTCACAATGCAATGTACGATGTAGCTTGGATCAGGGCACTGGGACTAAAAATTAATGGTAGAATTGTGGATACAATGATAGCCGCAGCTGTGACTGATGAGAATAGATTTAGATATGATCTTAATAGTTTGTCATGGAAGTATAATGGTTATGGTAAAAGTGAAGCTGGCCTAAGTGAGGCAGCAGCACAATGGGGAATAGACCCAAAATCTGAGATGTATAAATTACCTTCATTAAATGTTGGTGCTTATGCTGAACGTGATGCAGAAGCTACGTTTGGTTTATGGCAACACATGAAAAGAGAAATTATAGAACAAGACTTAGATGCTGTATTTAATTTAGAGACAGATTTATTTCCATGTCTAGTTGATATGAGATTTAAAGGTGTAAGAGTTGATGTTGAAGGTGCACAAAATCTTAAAAAGACTTTGATAAAAGAGGAACAGGATATACTAACTGCGATAGAAAAGGAAACAAATGTTAGACCACAGATTTGGGCCGCAAGAAGTATAGCACAAGTATTTGAAAACTTAAAGATACCATTTGATAGAACAGAGAAGACTGATGCACCTAGTTTTACTAAAAACTTTTTACAAGAACACGAGCATCCTGTAGTCAACATGATTGCTAAAGCTAGAGAAGTTAATAAGGCACACACAACTTTTATAGATTCTATTTTAAAATACGAACACAAAGGTAGAATACATGCAGAGATAAACCAATTAAGAAATGCAGGCGGTGGTACCGTGACCGGTAGATTCTCTTATCAGAATCCTAACCTACAACAGATTCCAGCAAGGAATAAAGATTTGGGTCCTAAGATTAGATCATTATTTATTCCAGAAGAAAATCATACGTGGGGTTGTTTTGATTACTCACAACAGGAACCACGTTTAGTTGTACACTACGCAGCATTATATAAACTACCTTCAGTGTACGATGTAGTAGACGCTTACAACGATGACCCTAACTCAGACTTTCACCAAACAGTGGCAGACATGGCAGAGATTAAAAGAACACAAGCCAAGACCATTAACTTAGGATTGTTTTATGGTATGGGTAAAACTAAACTTCAAGCAGAGCTCGGGGTATCAAAAGAAAAGGCTAATGAATTGTTTAATACTTATCATGGTAGAGTACCGTTTGTTAAACAGCTTATGGATAAAGCCTCTAACAGAGCACAGGAACGTGGTCAGATAAGAACTTTACTTGGCAGACTATGTAGATTCCATTTATGGGAACCAAATAGTTTTGGTATGCATAAAGCTATGTTGCATGAAGATGCACTCCAGGAACATGGACCGGGGATCAAGAGAGCTTATACTTACAAAGCTTTAAATAAATTAATCCAAGGTAGTGCTGCTGACATGACTAAAAAAGCTATGTTAGACTTACATAATGAGGGTATAATACCCCATATTCAAATACATGATGAACTTGACATATCAATCGAGAATGAATCACAAGCTAAAAAAATTATTGAGATTATGGAAAATGCTGTTAAACTAGAAGTACCAAACAAAGTAGATTACGAGTTTGGTAAAAACTGGGGAGCTATAAACGATTAATGGCTTATTTAAATGCAAATATACCAGCAACCTATGCTCAAATAAGGAGGGAATATTTATATGACTGTAAAAAACATCATGGAGAAGTTGAAGATTGTATTATCTTTGGTATTACCAGCATGGGTGGCCGTGCAATATTATTTCATGCTATCATGGAGAACGGCGCAATATTCTATCGCCTGCCTATTAGCGCATTTATACAACGTGGTTTCAAAATCGAAAACGTCCCACTCAGACGATTGGATGAATTGGAGCTTTGGAATTCTTTTAGTTACCATCCTGCTGTTACTTCTTGGGCTATTCTAAGCGCAGCTTCAGGAAAATATATTGGTAAAGATAAGAAATGGCATCACGGTTCTTATCTTTTTACTATTGACTGGTCGCATCCAGATGCTAATATACTAGATACTGATCACTCAGAAATTCCACACGAACATAAGTGTGCACACATTATCGCTTTAGATGATGGAAATTATGCCGCTCAACCCAATAACAGATGTATTTGGGACTTACCATCTTTTACTGTCAAGGACAGTATTCCAGATTGGAAAGTTCAAACTAATGAATGGAACGTAGAAGACACGGGCCAATGGAAGACTGAAGACACCGACAATTTCTTTTATGAAATCGAGGAAAAAAAATGAGGAATTTAAATTATGAACATTGCAGAACTATTCAAAAAGAATTTTGTATTAGTACCGGTTATAGCATCTGTCTTGTTCGGGACATTCACTGGCGTTAAATACGTTGTCAATCTAACAGACACCATCAACGCATCAGAAGTTCATATTGTTAATCTTGAAAGAGATTTAACTATGGCTCAAGATAAAATTGCAGAAATGAACACAAGACTATCGTCAGCAGAAGCTACGTGGCAGATGGCAGAGAACTTATACAGAACTCTAGCTGATCAAGTTAGAGAACACAGCTACGATATTAAGGATTTAAATAGGTAATGTATGGAGAGTCTCAGGATGGATTACAGATTTACTGCACTATTAATTGTAATGTTTATATGTTTAACTTTGTTTGCAAAACCGGCATATCCAAGAAACGAGTATTTAACTGATGGAACCAACTCATGCAGAACTGGTGAAGTCGATGTCAGAATCGAAACAGAAAACAGAGACAACGACTACAGACACAATTCTATTTCTAATAATTACGATAATAATAGTGACAACGATCGTCTTAGTGTAACTTATAGACATTACATAGGCACAGCTTGTACTAAACAATTTAGACAAGTGCAGCAAGAGAACATGGAACTTAAACAACAATTAGAGTTAATGAAGATGTGTAGTAGAGTTAATAGCAATCCTAGTATATTACAAAATGAAAACTTTAGATTATTAGTATCAAAGTGTACGGGCATTACACCAAGTGAAATTGATAACAGGCCAGAAGATTCAGGAAGTGCTTGGGATAGTTTAAAAGATAAATATAAAAAAGAAAACCCAGGTATTAAATTAATGGGTGATAAATTTTTAACACTACCGGTACCTACAAATGATTGATAGATTTTTTTATAAGTTTTTTGCAAAGATGGATAATATTTGTGAGTGGGTTGCAAGCTTTTTTAATAAGAAGAAGAAAAAATGAGTAGAAAGACTAACACAATGTTGATAGGATTACTAGGTACAATTTTAATGGGACTTGCTACATGGACTTTAGTTACATTAATAGAACTTCAATTAATAGTAGCAATGATCCAGTCGGACTTGATGTCTATTGACAAACAATTTGGAAGAGTTTATAATTTCATCGATTCAGTTAGAGGTAAATAATGAAAAATTGTAAACAGTGTAAAAAAGAATTTGAAGCTAAAGAAGAGTTTGACATGTTCTGTAATGATGAATGTAAACAAGAAGCACTGGCTGATTTAGACAAAGACAATGATGAGTGTTTAAGTTGTCAGTAATGAAAAAGAAAAAAAATTTTAAGGTTACAGCAGAAATTGTTAGAGGTGAATGTCCAACATGTAATGAAGTTACTACATTAGTTGGAATTGATTCTCAGTTTTATAGATGTATGGAGTGTGGTGGAGATCTAGAGCAACATGTAAATGGTAAAATAAGTTATTTACCAATCATGCAATCTAGAACAGATGGCTCTAAACTTTTTATTAAGGATTGGAAATAGTGAAAAAGGCCAAAGGAGCAGAGTTTGCACCTCGGGATAAACCTAAAAAAAGGCCCGGAAAACATAAGAAATCTAAGTCAAAATCAGAAAAAAGAAACAATCGCCATAAAAAATATCAGGGCCAAGGGCGTTGACAACTACATCATAATATCCTAGAATAAATATGAAAGGATTATTATGAAAATAAAAAAACTAATAATATATAATACTGCGTTAAGAGATGAGTTGCATAATAAAGTAGCAACGATGTTAAGTGCAGAAACACCTGATCAAGGTTCTTTGGCACCCTATTTTGATATGATAAACGGATACCTGGATCAAGCAACAACAATAGAAATAAGAATACAATTCTTAGAGAGGATAAAAGCAAGTGAAGAAAGTAACAATAACAAGTAAAAATATAAATGCAAAACAATGGTCTAATTTAATTTTAGAATTAAATTTGATTAAGAAACAATGGAAACCTTATGCAGAGCTACAGCTTGAGGCACCGGGGATCAAGAAAATAATAGCTTGGGGCACAACTAACTACGACTCAAAGGCAGGGGACTAATGGATTTAATTATTTTTCAAGATGGACTGTTTTTTGTTGTACCTGTAACAGTTGACCTGCTTGCAGGAGAAATCTGGAAAGATTGTTTTGATTTATGCAGTATACTTAGAGAT